CTTGGCAAAACTCTGCAACAATTTCAGAAATCAATGCAGGTACTACAACTAATTCCGCATTTACTGGATTAGATACGTCAAAAGATTATTTTATAATGTTTGATGGATATAATGACTCTATGATTGAAATGAATGCAGGAAATGGTTGGTTTAGAACAACTGAAATTAGTTCACCAAACAATCCAACATCAGGCGACACAGGAGCTAAATTTAAATACACAGTACCAACTGGTTATCAACCTCTATCAACTAAAGGATTAAACGAATAATGGCATACACAACAATTAATAAATCTACAGATTATTTTAATACTAAACTTTATTCAGGAACAGGTTCAACAGCTTCTATAACAGGTGTAGGTTTTAGACCTGATTGGGTTTGGATTAAAGACAGACAATCCACAGAACATCATAATTTATTTGATGTTGTGAGAGGTGCAACTAAAAGAATCTATACAAGTTCACAAGCGATGGAAGATACAGCCGCAACAACTTTAACTTCTTTTGATAGTGATGGTTTTAGTCTTGGTTCAAGTGGAGCAGTAAATGCTAGTGGAAATAATACTGTATCTTGGAACTGGAGAGCAGCAGGTGGTCAAGGTTCATCAAACACAGACGGATCAATAAACACTACATATACATCAGCTAGCACAACATCAGGTTTTTCAATATCAACTTACACTGGAACAGGAAGCAATGCTACAGTGGGACATGGTCTAGGAGTTGCTCCTGAAGTGGTATGGATAAAAAAAAGAAGTGGTGGTGGCAATGAAGGTATGTATGCTTATATGAAAGCAATAGGTGCTGGTAATACTCTTTCTTTATCTGAAACTGGTGCAGAAGCGGCAGCATCATCTTTATTTCAAAGTACAGACCCAACTTCTTCTGTTTTTTCTATTGGCACACATGCTTCTGTTAATAATAGTAGTAGTGAATATGTTGCCTATAGTTTTGCACCAATAAAAGGATTTAGCAAGTTTGGAGAATATACAGGTAATGCAAATGCTAATGGTCCATTTATTTACACAGGATTTAAACCTGCTTTTGTTTTACATAAAAGAACAGATAGTACATCTGATTGGGATTTATTTGATAATAAAAGAGTAGGATATAATGTTGATAATAGAATTTTAGCACCAAATACTAATGCTGCAGAAGTTACAGCAACTAAAATAGATTTATTATCTAATGGTTTTAAATTAAGAACTTCAACTGGTGGTAATTATTCAGGAACATACATCTACATGGCTTTTGCAGAAGCACCATTAGTAGGAAGTAACAACGTGCCATGCACGGCAAGGTGAGGTAAAAAATTATGAGTAAAAATAGGAACATAGCAAATTTAGGAACTGGTTTTGTAAATATATCAGATACAGGAACAGAAGGAACGAAAGTTGCAAGTGGTACTACAGCTCAACGTGGCTCTACAACTGGTCAATTTAGATTTAATTCTACTACTGGAAAATTTGAAGGAAAAACTGCAAGTAATTTTGTTTCTTTAGAAGCTACACCAATAATTTCAAGTGTTGATGATACTGAAGTAGACAGCGCAGGTGGTGGTAATCAAACTTTTGTTATAACAGGTTCAAATTTTAATACTGGAGACGTAGCATCTTTTGTTGGTAATGATGGAACTACGATTACAGCTTCAACAACTACGATTAATTCTTCAACACAAATTACAGCAGTTATACCCAAATCTTCTTTTGTAAATTCTAAAGAACCTTACGATATTAAAGTTACTACAAGTGGTGGTTTATTTGGAGTTTTAGAAAATCAAATTAATGTAGATAATGTTCCAACCTTTTCTACAGCTGCAGGCAATCTTGGTAATATAAGCTCACTTGCAACAGGTAATCACTTTACAATCTCGGCAACAGACCCCGAAGGTACTGCCGTTACTTTTGCTGAAACGGGAGCAACAAATATTACAGGTGCAGGATTATCATTGTCATCAGCAGGAGTAATTTCGGGAGACCCAACAGATGTAGGGTCAGATACAACAGTTTCATTTACTGTTAGAGCAACATCAGATGGTAAAACATCAGATAGAGCCTTTAATATAATTATAAATCCTATTCCTAATGGTTCTTCAAGAACTCTAGCTGTACCAGTTGGAGCAACTGAAAATCCTATTACAAGATTGCTTTCTGTACGAAGTGAAAGTGATGGTTCAGCAACAGAAGGTGTTTATTGGTTTAGCACAACAAATACAGCAGGAACAACTTATGTATTTCCAACAGTTATAAGAAACTTTAACTCAACAACTTGGTTAATGCTTACTAAGAATTATAGACAACATGCTTATAAAACTGCAAATAGCGATAGCAATACAAGTGGTGGTAATTCTTCAGCTAACAATTCAGCACACGAATTATCTTATGGTTTGATTGCTAGTGACGGGTCAGCTTTAGTCACTAATGCAAATATTTTAGGAAGTGCTGCAAATACAGTTGGAACATCAAGCACACTTGGTACTTATCATTGTGCAGTTGCAATTAAATCGTTTGGAGATAATGTTTTTACGCAAACAGCATTTCATGGCAGAGATGGAAATACAAGATATTTAACAAGAAGTGATTTAACAGATAAAATTCATAGAGGTCAAAATCCTGCAACTGGTCAATACGAAGATAACACTTGGTACACTCCATCATCAGGAGGTGATTATATATATTTCAATACTAGAATGACTGCGAATGATAATGACACAATGAGATTAGGTTTAACACCATACAATAATGTTCAACACGATAGACATAATTCACCTGCTGAACACACAGGAACAACTTTTTTTCAAGACGGTAACGATAGTTATACCACAGCGAATAATGATAATATGTTGAATGGTACAAGTGGTTACTCTACTGACCCTGCCGATAGTGGTTATGGTCGTATTTCAATTTGGGTTAAATAATGCAAGTGCTGCTCACTATGATATTGTGTTCAAGCATTCATGGGGGTTGCTTAGATCCTTTTCCTTTATCAAGACACGATAGTTATTACGATTGTTTAATATCGGGATATGAAGAAGCAATAGATAAAACAAAAGAAATAGGCAGATCTGAAATTAACAAAAACGAAATCGTTGTTAAGTTTAACTGTACTTATGTGAAAGGTACCAATGCCTAGAAAAAAGAAATCAACAACGTCAAACGAAAACGCTATTAGAATATCTTATCACGAAAAAGTCTGTGCTGAGCGAATGAAAACTTTGTTTAAAAGTATAGATGAAATGCGAAAAGATATTCGATCTCTTAAAGAGGATATGGCGAGAGGTAAGGGAGCCGCAGCTATAATAATATTAGTTGGAGGTTTACTTGGCTCAATCGTCTACTATTTTACGAAATAGAAACACAGCTGCTAAAGGTTTAGAAACTGAATTGTTAGCAGCAGCTCACTTCGTCAAAGATCCAAACAAAATAGTATTCACACCTATTGGTGGTAGGGGACCCATAGATCTATTGGTTTTAGATTTGGTTACAGGGGAGTATCAAGCTTATGATGTTAAGACAAGAAACTTCAGATCCAACGGATCAAAGATTAACAGAAGTCGAACAGCTGAGCAAAGAAAACTCGGTGTTAAAATTTTTAATTTTGACCCACAACAAACTAGAGGAACTATGGCAGACTACACAGAACTTAAAAATAAAATTAAAAAACACGAAGGTTACCGAGACCATATTTATCTTGATAGCTTATCCATTCCAACTTTCGGCTATGGTCATATGGTTTTACCTACCGATGATCTTGTTGAAGGTGAGCATTATCCTATTGAAGTTGCTGAGGAATACTTTGACAAAGATTTTAATATTGCTGTCAAAGGCGCTGAAGAACTTATCGGAGAAATATCTTTAAACTTTATACAGAAGTGCTGCATCATTCAGATGGTGTATCAACTTGGTAAACCTAGAACTTCTAAATTTAAAAAGATGTGGCAAGCTTTAAAAGATGGAGACATCCAGGAAGCTTCAGCTCAGATCTTAGATAGTTTATGGAATAAGCAAACACCTGGTCGATGTGCTGAGGTAGCAGCAGAAATGGCGAGTAGTAATATATGATATGGGGATTATTAAGTAAGACAGTTATAAGTCATACAACAAAAGCTTTATCAGCTCATTTACAAAAAAGAGAAAACAGACAGGTAGCTGAGATTGAAGAAAGTAAAGTTGTAAGAAAAGCACAGATCCAGCATTCGGGATATAAAGATGATTTAATTTTAATTTACTTTTTGGCTATCTTTGCTTTACCTTTATTTGGTGAGACAGAAAGATTTTTAAACTGGGCTAAAGTATTAGCAGCTCTCCCGTCTGAAATATTTTATATATTTGGAGCAATCGTTGCAGCTAGCTTTGGTATAAAAATTTCCAATATCTTTAAGAAGTAATGGCACGTGTAAAGTTTGATGTAAATAAACTTCCGCATGAACGGATCCCAAAAAGAACTAGCATAACAACGCGAAAGAAACCTAAATTTTCTAGTATGAATAAACATAAGAAAAGAACTTGGAAGAAAAGAAATAGAGGTGGCAGATGAAGTCACTCAAACTCTCGGAGAATACAGGGATCCAGCTCCCTGCCAAGAACCTTTTAGCCATCGTGGCTGGAGCCATTATTGCTACCATGAGTTTTTTTCAATTAGAAAGTCGTATTGGATCTTTAGAAACATCAAGAGAATTATTCAATGCAGATCTCTTAAAAAAATCTGAGCAGAAACCTACAGACCAAGAACAATTCCTAATCTTGGAACATCTTGCGGAGCAGGTTGAGAATATACAAAAAGAAATGGAGACGATGAGAAACAATAACGTCAACATTAACTACGCTATGAAAGACATAGAAAAAATTAAAAATACTTTAGAAGATATTAAAGACAAAGTAAGAGCCAACGGGGGACATTAATGGTTGAGAGTGTGGTCGCATTATTATTAATGGTTAATACAGAAATAAAAGAAGCACGTATACAAAAGTCGATTAGCGAATGCTTAGCTAGGAAGCGCGTAGCTATGAGACAAGCAACTAATAACGTAAGCTATCAATGTATTACTTCAAAAGCTGAATTAGAAAAAAATATTGATGGATCGATTTCTATAAAAAAATTAATTGTAGATTAGTGAAGAAAAAGCTTTGGAAGAAACCTAAACAAATTGTTATGGATATTGGCAAGTGTATGTATTGCCAGGAGAATATGATTAATACTGAAAGCTTTGTGGTCTTTGCTACAAAAGAAAAAGCACACTATCAATGCATGAAAAAGAACGATGAGCTGGTGACAAAATGAATGTTTCAAATAAGAAACATCGCATAAAATAAGGCTTAATTAATATGCATATTTGCTTATTATTTTTTTTCTATTTAGGTTAGAAGTGTTATATATCAATAGTTATTAGTCGTTTGGTTTACAGGTTCAAATCCTGCCGCCCCGACCAATTATCGTTGATAATAAATAGTTTTTTTTACTTGGTGATTTTTTTGGTGATTATTTGCGGGGCATGTAGCCCCGCTTTTTTTTTGTCTATACTACAGATCTAGCACCAGCTTGATACATATGCTCAGCTTCAGCCATTGCCTGTTTATCTTGAGGAGTTAGAAAAGCTTTTTGATAATTCATTTCTAGCTCTAATACAGGCAGGATCTTTTCATACTTAGCTGCCATAGATCTATGCCTTTGCATAACAAGATCTATAGACTTAAACTTATGCAGCACCTTTGCTTTAACTTTAGGAGAATGTATTTTATTAATCTCCTCATATGGGTTGCCATTAGTTATAACATCGAAGTCATAACCAAAAGCTCTACAAATCATTAGTAGTTTCTCAGCAGGTATACCATTTAATCCGCTTTCATTTTTTTGTATCTGTTGGAAAGAAACAGAAATAACATTGCCAACTCTAGTCTGAGTTTCCTCTATTTGCATTCTCTGTATTAGCAACATCTTTGCTAATCTTCCTCTCTCATCAAATATATCTACTGTGATTTTTTGTTGTGGTAGCGCCATAAATTACTCCGTAAGGTTTAAGTTATTTAATAGCTTTTGATTTTCTTTTTGATTATCCAGGTTACCTTCATAGTGTTTGTTAAATGTATTCAAGTTACCCCAACCAAACCTAGTTGTGAAACCTTTGTCTGAATACATTTTACTATTTCTTATGAGTGTACTACTGAATTTTCTAAATGGTTTTAATCCGCCAACCCAGTTAACGCCAGCTTTCTTAGCTGCATCCTGGACTATTCTTTTGGATACCTTTAATGAATAATTAAAAACTCTCCCACCTTTTTTGTAGATGAATGCTGTATCTAGCAGCGCAAGTAATTTATCTGAACAATCTATAACTCTCCTGCTGCCGCTATTTTTTAAAAAGTCTTTTCTCAATCTATTTTTATAATCAATACTATCTCTGATAAATATTTTTTTATTTTTGAAATCTATATTTTCCCATGTCAAACCTAAGATCTCATTGGGTCTAGCTCCTGTTTCAGCTGCTGTATATAACAAAGCTTTATAAGGTAGGTTATGTGTAAGCTTAATCATTGCTGATACCTGGTCTTTGAATGGAACGAACTGATCCCCGGGGAACCTTTGCAAAGCATTTCTAGAAAATTTAAATGTTAAGATCCTCAGATCACAGTTAATATTTTTTTCATCACAATATCTAACAAACCTTTTGAACAATCCAACGATCTCAATAACAGATTTTTTAGATAACAAATCACCTTTGCAATTTTTTGCTTTAGTAATCATGGGTATAAATGTTTCTTTAAATGTACCTAAGCTAAGATCTGAGATCTTTTCTATACCTTGGTTA